CTAGATCGAGCGATAGATATCGTGGAAGCGGCTTCAACAATGGAGGTATCCATTGATCCACTAGATCGAGCCATAGATATCGTGGAAGCGGCTTCAACAATGGAGGTATCCATTGATCCACTAGATAAAGCGATAGATATCGTGGAAGCGGCTTCAACGATGGAGGTATCCATTGATCCACTAGATAAAGCGATAGATATCGTGGAAGCATCTGTACAACTAGACGTATTCAGTAAACATTACAGCAAATACAAATGTATGATGTATCCAGATCATATGATTATAATCATGAAAGCTCCACATTTCGGTCTTGAAAAGACTGTTTTGCCATTCAAGAAATTCAAATTAGAATATGATATAAGTAAAGATGTTAAATCGTTAAGAGATCCTCTATTATATATACCAGCAGAATACATAGTATTAGATTCTATACAGAAAAAGATAGAAGATATAAAATCAACAAAAGCTGACATTAAAACGATTATTGACACAGAAAAGCATAACATGGATGATAACATAGCGAGTAAAATTACAATGTGGAATTATTTATTTGGAAGTAAAACGAAAAAGATAGAAGACATCGCGAAAAACAATACGAACAATATTAAAGCAGATTTTAAATATCCACCATTAAATGATTTTATAACATTTTTAGACGAATTAAAACAGGGTAAAAATATAGAAGAAGCTAAAAGTAAAATAATAGATTATGCGAATACTACTTTACGAGAATATATCATAGAATATTCAAACAATCTTGCAACATATTAGGTGTAAATAAAATATAGCCATATAACAGTATTGTAGATGAATAGTATTCCTAGTGTAAAGGAACTACAAAAAATATACGAAACTGTTTTAGATAAATGTAAAGAAGAATTTCTATCCAAAAAAGACTATATTTGTGTATTACTACCATATTTGTACCCTATACTATACGATTCTGCTAAAAAGGAATATGAGGTTGTATCATGGGGCTTTGCTTATTTTAAGCCATTTGAAACAAAACCGGATGACGACGCACATTTTACAAACATATACCCTCCTTATGATGTTGATGTTGCTCTTCCTATAGAATACTCGATATTAAAGATGTGTTGGATTAATGAAGATTCGGTATCAGATAATTATCTGACCATTTTTGGCTCTGGATCTTCACAGCCAAAATACAGTGATCTTTTGAAATATTATACTCTTCTTTTACGATATAATTTTACTCCTGAGTTAAGTGAATCGAATGTAGTTGTACTTACTACAGCTGCTTTAGAATATATAAAACATTTTATAGAAGACGTTCATCATGTATATGAAAGTGAGACTCAGCTTAGTCATGATATAAAGGGATTATCTGAAAAAATTTGTTTGAGTCTTCGCAACTACTTTTTAGAATATTCTATTTTATTATCGATATACAATTGTTGCATTTGCGATAATACGGGGATGTCACTCACAGAGAAGAAAGATCTCTTTACAAACCTAAAAGAGAACATCATCGTAAAGAAAACCATAATACCAAAAGCTTTACAAGCAGACCATATACGAAAATGGTCATCTCAAGAAAATGAAGATTATGGTATTTTAAAGAGATTATATAATAATGACTATTTGACATATGTTGATATAGGGCAAATATACAATGATTCTACTACTAGTGCTGAAAGTGATATATTATCACAAAACCTGTTTTTAGCGACATTTAAGAAAGAATTAGAGAAGCTTAAAAATGATTGCGGGAGCCCACCAGTTCTTGCAAACTGTCTTCTGTTTGCAAGTAATTATAAGGAATACACCCTTTTAAAAGAGAAGAAGGAGAGAGAAATTGCAATTATAAAAAATATGCAAGAATATCATTATATAGATCCTAAAAACTCGGTAGTATCTACTGCATCTGTATCAACAGCACCTGGATCAACTGCACCTGGATCAGTAGCACCTGTATCAACAGCACCTGGATTAGTAGCATCAGCATCTGGATCAGCAGCAGTATCATCAGCTTCATCAGCACCTGCATCACCTGCATCAGGATTAACAGCAGGACCTGTACCAACAGCAAGACTTGGAGCAGCACCTGTAGCAGCACCAGCATCTACATTATCAGATAATGAGTATATCTATGAAATTAATAGTCTAGATGTATTTAATGGGACTCAAGTTAATACATCAGCAGATATAGAAAATAAATTGAAAAATTTACAAATAAAAGGAGGTGCATCTCGTTCTCCGAAAAAAGAAACAATAAGTCTATGTGTCCCTAAAACACGCAATCTTAAGTCTCCTAAACAAAAAAGAAAGTCAAACAATCCTCGTATTAAACTGATAGTAACTTAATTAGTGCTCGTTTCAGTCTTAATAATCGAAACGACTGCTTCAGTCTTCTCAGACTTTTGTTTGTTCCAACGCTCCGTAGCCATGGTCATTCGTTTGCGAGAATCAATCTCCGGATATTCTTCTTTGATCAACGACATCTGCTTACTGATATAGTCGTTATAAGCAGAGCGAGGTCCATCTTTTTGTTTGCGAGGTTTCTTCTCTTTAGCAACAGATTCTTTTTCCTTATCCTTATCATCAAATTGTTTTTTTGATGCTTTTGTCGTCCTTTTTGTGGGGCTTTGAGGAAAGACACTAGTCAGGAAGAGTTCATGTAGTCCTTTCAACTTATCCATATCTACGCCAGTAGTATCAGGCTGCGTTTTAACAAACTCGATAAACTGGTCAAACGTTTCCGTTTGGATTGTTCGAATGAATGTGTTGCATGGCTTAGAAAAGGATTCCATTAGTTAGTATTTAGGTTATGAGAATGCGATTTATATCGAAGCGGTTGAAGTGCTGCTATTATCAGTTATAGTGTAACTTGTCTTTAAGTCCTTTTCGTCCTTTTTTTTAGAGGTGCTTTCCGAAAATGATACAGGAAGAATCATATACATTTCTAGAGGTGGATAATAATGAAGAAACATCTTGTCTTTCCATATCTGAAAATCAGTCGGTATAAAGCCGAGACGACTATAGGTATATGCAACATTCCACCACATTGAATTGTCATAAAAACAGCATATTTCTACAGGCGAGAATAAGCTGTGCATATAGTCTATAGCGCCATTTCGGAGTGCCATTAATGTTTGTTGTGTTAAGTGAATTCGATTATCTATATGAATGATAATATCAACCCCTGTGACGTTTAATAATGATAAATCAGGTGGTCTAATAGGGCGAATAGTATTATCGATTGAGTCCTCGTCTTCTGTAAAATTAAGACAAGTACTCATCTATCATCTATCATTACATAAGACGCAAACAAAATAGATTTAAAAGAAACTCGTTTTTTATATATATCCGGTTGTATATTCCAGCATCATTTATGGAAACGTATTTTAAATTATTAGAGCAAATTGATGCCGCAACAACAATAAAGCCTGAACTTCGAGCATCAAAACAAATCGGAAGTCATTACGCCAACTGGGTATTGCCGGGTTACCTTATGTGCGGAGGATATCCTGGTCAAGATGGAATCACCCATTTTACAGAAGACGAAGCCTTAGAAAATTTGCGCCATATTGTCGAAGATGGCATTGATACGTTTGTCTGTTTACAAGCCGAGTTACCACCCCAATGTGAGACAGCATGTAGTACTGTAATTCATCCGTATTTTCCCAAATATGAAGATTATGCTTATACTCTTCGTCGTAATCAGATTCAGTCCATTACTGGGAATGACTTCCGCTTTCTGCATACGCCTATGATTGATCAGAGTACACCAACAAAAGCAGAATTCATGAAAAATGTCGCCATTATTATCGGTATGATCATGATAGAAAAGCGTGTGGTGTACTTACATTGCGCACAGGGTCATGGTCGCACTGGAGTATATGTCGCCGGAATTCTGACAGTGCTCTATTCACAATATGATATAGAAGACATATTGCGTTTTATACAGTACACCCATGATACACGTCATTATTATCAATGTCATGATGTCATTCCTCCCCTGAGCCCAAATACGAAACGACAAGTAGCTTTTGTAAAAGAGTTTTATCAATTCATACAGTGGATGTATTCGAGTGGTTCAACGGAGTCTTTTTCTTAGCCGATAAATTTAATCATATGGTATCCTTTGAGCACACCATCCCATATCCTTATTTCGTCGGCGGAATAACCGAGTTTTGTATAGGGTTCTATATCTACATTGATCGGACACATCCACTGTATAATTGACACTATTCCGTAATCACAACGAATAATACGGTCTTCTATTATCTGTAACAATAAAACCGAATCATCAGTCGACGTAACATGACCTTGACTATAAACAAACTGAACCCATGCGCACCGGTCTTTTATTCTACATTCTAATCGACAATTCGCGGTTTCTTCGATCAATAAAGTAAACGGCTCCTCGACATTGAAGAACATGCTGGAGTGCTTGTAAAAAAAGGATATATCTTTTACCCAATATTTTTATCCAATATGATGAATCCGATTCTGGAAAATAGCTTAGACACAGATGCACAAGAATCGCCATATATCCGCCTAGATATGTATGAAGCACGTCTGAGTATCCCCGAAGTCCCGCCCCTCAAGAGATCCAATAGATCGTATTCTTGCATAGAAATTATACTGACTATAGCAATTGTTGTGAATTTGCTCGGGCTTGTATACATATTCATACGCATTTTCTTGGGATGATTTATAAGAATAACATTTTCCATTCTTTTTGCTGAGCTATCTCCACCATACAGATTGTTAGTTGTCGTGCATCGACTTCCATGATATCTGCCCAGTTTTGTATGATCCGATCATCCAGCATATCTATGAGTAATTGTCCCCATGCCAAACACGCAGTGACAATTAATACATCAAATTCTCTTTGTTGCTTAGTGAGTGATTGCCATAGACAATACGCATAGGGAACAACACGGGATTGAATTCGATTCATACACTGAATTGGAATATTTGGAATAATACTATTATCCGATTTGATTGAAATAGGAATGTTCGTAACGCTTTGATGCATCAAAGTGTTGCATACGATCTGATAAACATCTTTGACTGACATTCGTTCTGATGACTCCCATGCGGTCATTTGATTAAAGTAGGCCATCCACGGTTCGTCGTTTGCCATCCACGGTTTTTCTTGAAGGTACAAAGTCCATAGCTCATTTCGAAAATCGCGCAAAACACGGGATATACCTTTACGAGATAGCGATTCCGCTTCAGATTCGACCGGATTCACTTCTGTCCACATAAAGGATCCCATTAGCGCCAGATTCCAAACAGGAGTCTGGTCAGTGACTCTATCCATACAAACGACTTCTGGTGCAGTGAAGCTCCATGTGCCGAAAGCATCAGACCAAATCCCTTTGCCATCCGCATCTAATCCCAGTCGAAAAGAACACATACCAATATCGATTAGACGCAATACTCCTTCGTGTATAAGAATATTATCTGGCATAATATCTACATGCTGAATACCCTGTTTCCAAAGATAATATACCACATCAACTAATTGCCGAAAGAATATCGGTATGTATTCGTGTTTTTCATCATGGGAACTCTCTTTGAGCCATTCTCTTAATGTCACGCCTCCATATTCCATTTTAATTGACAGAATGCGAGATCCACATATTACTTCAGAACAGCGTATCAGATGAGGGTGTTGAATTGAACTCAAAATCACCGCTTCTCGGAGATTCACATTTGATAGTTCACGCGTTTTAGGATCCTCCCACAACTTCATTTCTTTGACAACGTATTGAGAGTTTGTATCACGGAATACTTTGCCGTAACTGCCTTTTCCTAGCAATTCTCGTTCTTTTAGTCTCTTCATGAAAAATGGGTCTATATTAATGTATATAGATAAATCAAAGTAATGAAGGTTTACGCAGTTGTACGTGGACGAGATGTTGGAATAATGACTTGGAAAGAGTGTCAAGAAGCTACAAAAGGATATAAAGGAGCTGTCTTTAAATCATTTGATACGATAGGTGAAGCAGAGGCATTTATTCTCGGCATGTCCGATATTGTGAATTCGTACCATACTGTATATGCATTTCAACCAAACTTGAAGTGGAATCATGAACAATGTTATCTTCTTCGATTTGATGGCGGAGCAAATCCGAACCCGGGTTCTGCTGGAGCTGGAGCTGTTATATACGGTCCAGTTAATTCTCATGGACAACGTTCAATCGTTCTTGAAGGAGGCCGATATTTCAAAAAAGCGACGAATAATGAAGCGGAATACAACGGATTAATTCATGGATTGGAGATGGCTAAATCTTTGAATATTCGCCATCTGGTCATAGAAGGGGATTCCAAACTGGTCGTTGAACAAGTACGCGGTGCTTGGAAAGCGAATAAACCGCACTTGCAAACTCTGTTAGAAGAAACCATTTCACATTTTCGAAACTTCGAGTTTATCGGTATTCGACATATTTATCGTGATCAGAATACTCGTGCTGATGAACTTACTCATGAATCGCGAAAAGTGAAAAAAACATTTACTCGATACGTTGAATTAAACGCGTTTCGAGACAAATTTTTCGGAGGGCTCAATTTCATTATTTAGACAATAAAATAAAAAAGGAAATTTACCAATAAGAAAAAAGACTATGATGATCCGTCAATATGAGTATATGTATTAGGTCCATACCAGCCAATCGTAAGTATCATATTGAAGTTGAAGAGGACAAAGATGGAAAATTATTGTTTAAGAATTTCAAACCTATATACAATACTGCAAATGTCATGTTGATTGAATTAACAATGATATTAAACAGCAAAAATTACACCCTCTCCGACAAGAAAACGGAACATGAACAACGTATTCAGGAAATTCGTGATGTATGTACAAGAATAAACAGCACATTGGATAAAGAAACGAAAAACATATACTTTATTAACAACAAAGATTTGGCATTATCAACAAGAGATGCATCGCAAAGGCAAACCTTTAAAATTACTCTCTTATTTCCGATTATCTCGTTTATTACGACTATAGTACCTTTTTACTGTGAAGTCTTAGAACAGGTGGTTGTTCATAAAAAACCTACCAATGAAAATTGTTCTATCTGCACCGAAGTGTGTGAAGGCGTATATGTAGAGTGTCCTCGACAATCACAATGCTTACATCACTTTCATGTCAAATGTGCTTATACCTGGTATAAAACAAAAAAAGCTTCTAATATGCCTTTTAAATGTCCTACCTGTAGAGAATATATGACGGATCATTATCGCGTCTTTTCCACTTAAGGAAAAAACGGAAAGACTTCTTCTTTTTAATTTAGATACGATGCGATACATGAAACCTAGTAGCACTGGAATAGTTATTTATGATTTTTGGCCTTCGCATTTTCTTACACAAGAAGAGTCGTCGTGGTTGTCTGTAGTATTAGTATCAGATGCGTTTGAAAAATTATCGTTTAATCAACAAACGAACTGCAAACAATTGTTCAAAGAGTTAATTGATATTAAGAAACAAATTGATCATCATATGTCTGAATTGCCAGTTGATTGTATGGAAAGAACCAATAAAGACCTACGATTCAATGTATCTCCAAATGAAGATAACTACAATGTAGTACTTGAGTGCGTTGAAAAATATCAAAGCGTATTTACTAAAACCCATCAACTATGGGAAAGTATTCATTCTACAATAATGAATCTCATTCCAAAAATACAACTTGATGAAAGTCGAGATTGTACTATTTGTAACGAGGATATCGAAAGTGGATTGTATGTGGTATGTCCTCAGTCATCTAATAAGCATGTTTATCATATTCACTGTGCTTTAAAATTGAAAAAACATTCCAATGATCATCAAACATTAACTCGATGCCCCATGTGTCGTAGTGAATGGGATCAAATTTGCTTGAGAAACGTGGCTTGAAAGTAAAACTAAAAATGGATTTATTTCTTTTTCTATTACATTTACCCAAGAAAAACAACAATGGAGGCCACTCAAACGATTACCTTTGGAGAGTTTACTGTTCCTTTAGCTGGAAATCCAGTAACTGGAAAGCGTGTTGACCCGGAAGAATTAAATCTGACATTTGTCAATCTTGAAGATTCTGAAAAACCAAAAGAAGATTCTGAGAAACCAAAAAAATACTTCATTAAAGTTTACTTTTATGACGAAGAAGGTAACAAGCAGGGTTATTATTGGACTACTCGCAAAGCATTACAAGAAAAAAAAAAGTTTGAGAAACACATTGAAGAAGTTTGCAAGAACCCTGATCTGCAATATATCTATACCAATATAGATCTTGCACATGTTTCGCCTAAACATTTCTCAAAGAAAAATCAGTTTTACAACTGTCCGTATTGGCTGTCTGTCGTTCGAGAAATTCTCGAGTTGCCTCAAACATGGGACAAACGCAAAATCGGAAGATTTATCAACTTGCTGAAAACACATGCCTTTTATGATGCCTTTTATGATACCGCTATCCTTATTTATGATATCGCTATCCTTATTTGGGTCTTTGGACCTAATCCAGATATTTCGCAAGGAGCCTGTTTTGACAATGGTAAACCGATCAGGAACACCGTGTTGATTCACGCACATAATCAAGATCATATGGATTTCCTTAGAAAAGAGATTCAATCTGTGATTGATGCTGTCAAACTAGATGCTCCCAAGAAAAAGAAATAGTCCTCTTTATGCCCATATTCCTTTCCGTTTACATTACTTTTGTAATCTATATCCCATTGTACAATTACCTTAGGTCTTTCATTTTCATATGATTTTTTTATGACATTCTTGTAATGAAGCTCGTATCCTTAGCTGTCTTTGTAGGAATCATTTTATATTTATTGATTGCTTGTTTATTGCTTACAACAGAATTCGAGCCATTCAATTCAAATCAACATCATATGTTGTCCAACATGAATGATAATCAGTATGTCATTCTCCAAATTATCAATAAGCTAAGAGAAGAAGATCCACGTGTTCAGGCGATTTTTGATCGATATGCACATGACATCCACGTAGGTATGGATCATACGGAGGCACGTACTAATGCCATGGAAGCTCTTCGGAATGAAATCATCAACCATGCCGAAGCATCGGTACTAATTTCTGTGAAAAATGGCGAACTGCCACCGATTAATACTCCTTATGTAGTCCGTGTAAAGATGAACTTGGATAATTCGAGACTCTATCAAGAAATCAAGGATGATACTCGAATGCAAAAAGAGGAGTATGAATTTTCTCTTACTAGATCAATTCAAGATCAGTATATCGACTATAGTGTTGTAAACAGCATTGACGAAAAAGAAGAGTTTAGATCACGCGTTTCTCTACAAAGCACGGATTATGTTACAGTAGATCAAGTATACACCTATATTTGTAAAAACATTGTTGGTAGCATTCCTATTGCGTTTGCTATTTAGACTCCAATTTAGCTTCAAGATCCTCTACTTTTTTCGACAGTTTCTGAACACTACCGTATAAGGTTTTCACAAGCATCGTTAGATCCACCAAATGGAAATCTTCATAACCTGCTTGAGGCATGATCGACACTGCTTGCGGAATCACCTCTTTGACTTCTTGGGCAATCCACCCGATAGTATCCTGATTTGATAATCCAGGCGCATATCCCTCTTTCCACTTGAACTGGCGCAGAGGCAGGTTCTTGATCTGATCATAGCACACATCAATATTAGCAGATACGACATCCGTCTTGACACGTTCATCAGAAGTACTTAAGAAAGACCCGGCTGTAGATATATCTCCGCTGGCCTGGATGTTGCCTGCAACTTGGAGGGCATTCGATGGCGAGGCCACCCCGATACCGACATACCCATTCTTCTTGACTTTTAAGAAAGGATTATTGCTTGCATCGCAAACGAGGAATGGATCGACATTTGAGATCAAAGGTAAGGTCGAGTTGGCTACTGTAAACAAGCTGCTTGGATTGTATGTTTGAACACCAACATTACCGGCGAAGTTGTAGCAGATATTCGATCCACCTACACCCAGCCAGGGGTTAGCTGCCAGAGACAGGCCATTGCTAATTTGATTGTAGTTGTTGGAGCCAATTGCCAAATCAAACGCACTTGTATCATTGGAGCCAGTACCATCTCCTCCTCCAAAGAGAGCAATTCGCTTGGTCAAGTTGGTTCGGTTATCGTATTTGATGAGTTCGAGATTGCTGTTATCTGTTACACGGAAACCGAAGCCCACACGCGCAGAGGTGAAATCACGAAGAATATTCATAGATGAGGATACGACAGCACCCGAGGTTAGAAGATCTCCGCTGATGACTTCATTACCGCTAAGCTGCAAATCGGTAACAATATTAAGCATAGGCTGAGCAGTGGTAATGACTTGGGCGCTAGGTGTCTGGGTTAGCGTAATGCTACCGAGTACCATCGTGCTGTAAATGTCTCCAGGCAAGAATTGAAGAGCCTGGCCATTGGTAGCAGCGACGACGGTGGATGCATTGGAATTATAGATACCAAGGGAATTGGATCCACCAACATTCATAACAATCTTTCCAGTAGCTCCAATGAAGAGATCACTCGCATTGTTGTTTTGGTCATTCAAAGCGGCGATTTGCTTTGTAATAACAGTATCAACAAGCTGGGTAGATACGGCATCAAGATAGCTTATTTTATACTTGCCAAGAGATGATGTCGTCAAGGCCATGCTATGTTTACTTTATCTAGAAGACAATATATACGCTACACAAAAAAAACCTCCAAAATAATGCACCTATTGTTTTTGTCAAAATCATTACCGTACTTGGAACATGGCATCTGATTTTTGTCTTGTCATCTCGTGTATGCAGTTCATAAATGCGTCCAAAGACATAAATAAATTGTCGCGCGCTAAAGGAGATGCATTTTCAAGTTCTTTAATAATCCCTATCGCAATTCCAATTCGATTTTGATCCCAAGACTTATGGAATTCTTCAAATAGATTTGATTTTACATCAGCTGTTGTGGTTTGTTCACCTTGATCTTGAAGCACTTCATTTACGTTGAGTCGGAGAAGCATATCCAAAAACTGGATAGTGTCTAGATCGCTTCCTGTGTTTTGGCTGCCTTGTGTTGTCTGGGATGGACTTTTCTTATCTTTTTCTCTCTCTCTTTCTTTTTCTCTTTCAAAACACGTTTGTATGATGTTGATATATGTATTGATGGCAGCTCTAGTCTCTCTTTCTTCATGATACGTATGCTTAAGATTCTCCAGACCTTTGATAGCTTTAGTGAACAGATAGGTGATATCAGCTGACCGAGGTTTACGCATGAAGTGTTTGCATGCGTATATAATAGGATAATGAAGAAGTTTTACGTTTGTCTTTGTATCTCCATAAATGGTTCGCACAGTACTCTGTAGCATACTGCAATCATGAAGACATATCTTGCCATTCGATATACTCAGTTTTGTTCCGATAGGTTTGTATGCATTCGAGGCTAAAACGATTACTACACTTAATGGATCTAAGATATATGTTGTTTCAGTTGATAGATTCCATTTTAAAAAAGGCAGCATTGCTTTAGACCACAACGCAGAACGAATCGTGGAAGTCATCTGTGTAACTTGAGTTGCCATATCCTATCTACCATATGCATATACTACTTAAGTTAGTATCGCTTTTGTAAACTTTTTTATCGTAATAAAAAAAATGGATTTTGACCTTTAAATAATCAAATAACAAACTTTCCAGTTCATGAGCATATTTGAAAACAGATACTCCCAAACCTGCAAAAAGCAAGATGGCGACTACCCAGACGAACACTTCTGATAAGATCCTGAACCCGGCTACTGGCCGGATGGTGAAGAAGGACGGCAAGATTGGTAAGCTCCTACTCTCAAACTCGACTACGGATACTAAGACCAAGACCAAGTCCGAGACCAAGTCTAATTCAGACGACAGCAAGATCCTGAACCCGGCTACTGGCCGGATGGTCAAGATCGATGGTAAGATTGGTAAGCTGGTTATGCAGAACGAGGTTGTGGTTGTGACAAAGGCGACAGAGTCTATCTCTGACCCTACCGATAATAAGATCCTGAACCCGGCTACTGGCCGGATGGTCAAGGTCGATGGTAAGATCGGTAAGGCGCTTTTGCAGCACGAGAACGAGAATGTAGTTGTGACAAAGGTGACCGAGTCTTTCTCTGACCCTACCGATAATAAGATCCTGAACCCGGCTACCGGCCGGATGGTCAAGGTCGATGGTAAGATCGGGAAGCAGGTTATGCTTTCCACCAATGATAAGAAGCAGCCCGTAAACCCTGATAAGATCCTGAACCCCGAGACGAATCGTATGGTGAAGAAGGACGGCAAGATCGGTAAGATGATTATGTCTTGTCTGTCTTCTTCAAAGTAAAAATAACAATCTAGATCGGATCCAATCCTCGATTAGAATGAGTAGATTCTTCCAATAGTTTTTTTTGTAAGTCTTCTATTTTCTTCTTGTTCACTTCATTCTGTTTTTCGCATTCATGATATTCTCCTAGACGATGATACGAGCAAAATTGCTTATTACATCCAGAGCATAGAGAGATACACGTATATCCGCATTTTCTCCGACACCCTTCCTTCGTGCATAGCACCATCGTGCTTCTTTTCCTTATATACCATATATGATTTGAAATACCCTTTTTTTACACAGCCATAGGTGCTTTAATCATCGGATGAGGGAAATATCCGACAATTTTAAAATCGTCGATCGTCATCTCATCGAACTCTTTTGTAGCAACAGAAGGGTCTAGAATGAGCTTGGGTAATGTCCGCATAGAACGATTCAACTGCTCTTGTACTTGATCTATGTGATTTTGGTATACATGTAGATCTCCCACTGAGCAGATAAGAGATCTCGGTCGCATACCTGTCTTTGCGGCGATAATATAGGTCATGACAGCGTAACTAAAGACGTTGAAAGGCGCTCCCAGGAATACATCTTGAGAACGCTGCGTCCAATGACAGCTCAGGTATCGAGTTCCATCTGATTCTTCTTCAACATAAAATTGACAAGAATAATGACATGGCAACAACGCGATCTTGTCAAAATCACATGGGTTCCAATAACTCATCATGATACGTCTACTGAAAGGATTTGTGCGGAGCTCCTCTAAGATATACTGGACCTGATCGAATCCACCGGCCTTTTCAGTCAGCCCGGATTCTAGGTCCAAACTATTAGCAAATCGAGGATGATATGTGCCGCCGAAATGCCGCATAGCCCAGCCATATCCGGGACCGAGAATGCCTTCTTCATACTCTTGTAACCCCCTTGAATCCAGGAAAGCACGCGATGTATTCCCGTCCCAGATCTTGACTCCTTTTCGTTGAAGGATGCGGGCATCCGTATCTCCTCGCAGAAACCATAACAGCTCTTCTATACAGGCTTTCCACGGTACACGTTTGGTAGTCAGAAGGGGTACACTTTCGGATATATCAAATCGCCACTGAGCTCCAAATACACTTCTCGTGCCTACTCCCGTGCGATCCGATCGAGGTTTTCCCGACAAAGCAAGACGCAATATATCCAGATACGGTTTCTCGGTCTGATGAGAGTGAGAGGAAGAAGCGGTATAATGTAGATATCGATATGAATAAGGCGGTTCAATGATCTCATCAGAAACAGTTTGCAGTTTATAGCCATCATTCAAATCAGGGAACACCGTATCGCCTTCTTGTATTAGAGTTTTAGAATAAACTTCGGTGATATACAGGTCTCGAGGGTAGGCTGGCGAAGAGGGAGCCAAACTCATGAATAATCTATAGATTTCAGCCCCTCCTATAACCCAATATTGTTTATCTGGCACCAAAAACTTGAGAAAGTCGCTCCAGGTCATGTACTTGACATGTTGCAATCCTGTTTCGATATCAATCGCAGACATATCTCGCGTGATGACGATGTTATTTCTACCAGGTAAAGGTCGTCTGGAAGCCGGTAAGCTATCCCATGTTTTTCTGCCCATAACGACTGTATGCCCTATAGTTTTCGCTTTGAATTGCGACAAGTCATCTTTCAAATGAGCTATTAAATCTCCAGCATGTCCGATAAATAGGCGATCTTTAAAAGGAAACACACTCGCTATAATAGAAACCGGCATTCTATTAATTATAATACCACTTATTCGCTAGTCTTTATATCTCTTTTCAGGAAGGTGCCAAGAAAAAAAGGACTTAAAACTTATCTATTATAAAGTTACTGTAACATGTCAGCACAAGAACCCATCCTCGTTGACGAAGATGACTCACGTTTTGTGATTTTCCCTGTTCGTTACAAGACCATCTGGGATATGTACAAAAAAGCCCAGGCTTCTTACTGGACTGCCGAAGAAATCGACCTCGCTAAAGACAAGGCCGACTGGAATCAATTATCCGACAACGAACGCTATTTTATCAAACACATTTTGGCCTTCTTCGCGGCGAGCGATGGCATTGTAAACGAGAACTTGGCATCTCGGTTCCATACCGAGGTCCAGATTCCCGAGGCCAAAGCCTTCTATGCCTTCCAAATCGCTATGGAAACGGTGCATTCCGAGACCTATTCCCTATTGATCGATACCTATATCTCGGACCCCGCCGAGAAGACGCATCTCTTCAACGCCATCCGCACGATTCCGTGCATTGGTCAAAAAGCCAACTGGGCTCGTAAGTGGATCTCGAATCAGGATGCCTCGTTTGCCCAGCGCTTGGTAGCGTTTGCTCTCGTCGAAGGCCTACACTTCTCAGGCGCTTTCTGCGCCATTTACTGGTTGAAAGAGCGATCCAAGATGCCGGGTCTCTGTTTCAGTAATGAACTCATCTCGCGCGACGAGAGTCTGCACACCGAGTTTGCTATCCTACTCTATTCACTCTTAGAGAACAAGCTCACTGAAGATGTAGTCAAGGCGATCGTTGAAGAGGCGGTCGTCATCGAAAAAGAATTTATCACTGAGAGCATCCCCTGCAACATGCTGGGAATGAACGCGGATCTAATGAAACAATACATCGAATTCGTCGCGGATCGCCTGCTGATCCAGCTCGGGTATAGCCCTATTTATGAATCGCGTAATCCTTTCGATTTCATGGATCGTATCGGCATGTCAAACAAGACCAACTTCTTCGAAGCTCGCGTCAGCGAATATGCCAAGGCAGGTGTAGGTATCGAAAAAGCTGAAAACACCTTTGCTTTGGATGAGGATTTCTAATCCAAAAATAAAAACGGATTTATTTCTTTTTCTGTGAATGTAAAATGGTTCAAAATAAGCGTGCTCAGCCTGCTCAGCCTGCTCAGCCTGCTAAGCGTACTAAGCGTGCTCAACCTACTACCCGTATAATCGGGTATGCGCGTAGTTCGAATGACTCTCTTTTTAGTTTGGAAGAACAAAGACGATGCATTCGAGCTGCTGTCGTAGGCATTACCATGCTTATGGACGCATTCGTCTTGATTGAAGATGAAGGTCCCGCGGGTGATGTTGATGGACAGACTCAGTTACACCACTACCTGAACCAAGCGTTCGCGGATACTACAATCGTCGTAGTCATGGAGATTTCCAGGCTGTGTCGTTTGCCTTA